GTCACGGTGCAACTCCTGTCATCTTCTGAAGAGCATTTTGCCCGCCGCCCACGTCGGTCTCGCTCAGCGTCTTCCCGGCCATCGCCATCTGCTGGGCCTGTTGGGCGACCTGCTGCGCAGCCTGTTGCTGTTGTCTCTGCTGCCGGATCTGTGCCAGTTGCACCGGCGACCGAATAATCCGAGGGTCGTTGTTCATGAGGCTCGAGTACTTGTCGATCGCGTAGTCCACGTCGATGTTGTCCATCACGGCTGGATCAACGGCAACCAAGCTTCCGGCGATCTGGAACAGACGTTCGATACCCCCAGTCGCTGCAGCTGCTTGTGATGTAGCCAGCATCGAGATGAACTCGACGTTAATTGGGAATCCTTGTACTTCTGGCGGAGCAGGGGGCAAAATTCTGGCCCGAGACATAATTGCGAAAACTCGCTCGACGATGGGGCCGAGGAGTTCATGTTCGATCCGCTCGAGGACGGGGCCGAGCATGATGAGGGACTCTGCTCGTCGAGCATCAATTTCAGTTGCTGAGACATTGGACCGGGTCTCGAACTGGGAGATTGTCTGGAAGAGATTGTTGAAGAAGGTTTCCTTGATCCGCTCCCGGCATTCTTGAAGGTCTTCAACCATGCCGGAGAGATCAGGGTTGACTGTATAGGCCGGGGCAAAGCCAATCTTCCCCGTAGTCATTCCTGTGACGTAGGTGACTCCGCCGGGAAGCATGGAGGCCGGTTGATTTTTGAGCTGAATATCCGCAACCATAGGCGGGTTGACGTGCTTGTCAATGGCCTGGGCCTTCCGGCGGACTTCCTGTTGGAGCTGCTTAATATCAGGTAGGGCATCCATCCCCGGCGACCTCCCGTATGCATCATTCGATACGAGGTCCCAACGGACAGTGATGTGGGGACGTTCATAATAGCCTCGCTTGCGAAGGAAGGCCTCGTTGATCCCCGGCCCAGCGTTCTGCGTCGTAGACGACTGGCCCCAAACCCAATAGACCTCGCGATACTTGAACCGCTCGGGAACTCCGAACCGTGCTGGCTCAGTGTTTGGTTCCACTGCGTGAGCGATAATGACTTCGCGGGTGAGGGCCGCCCCGCCGTCGTCCCACTGTTGCTGAATGTTCGAGGGGCAGTTGTCGTATTCGAACTCATCGACGACCTGCGAGATTGTCAGAACGAACTCGCGGTAGAAAATGACCGGGTCCATGTCTCCGTCGTTATCAACATAGTACTCACCGAAACAGGGGTTGAAGCACCTGATAACGTTCTCGAAATCTTCGTAGATGAGGATGACCGCTGTCCCGAAGACCACAAGGTCGAAGTAGACCACCGCGATCGCATTGTAGAAATTGGACTCGTGGAAGACAAGGTTCATCAGCCGCTCGCACTCAGCGAGCCAAATCGCCACCGGGGAGGTTTGAGTGGAGTCAATCTTGTTGATCTTCAGCTTGATCCACGGGCGGCTGGGCGAGGAAACCCCTGACATCATTCCAGAGGAAAGGTTCCGCGCGGCGAGGGTCCCAGTCGAGTCGAGGATGTGCTGATTGATTGGCGACCCACGGTTCTGCATATTGGGCGTGATGAGCCACTTGTACCGCCGAGGCAGGATATATTCGGCGAGTTCGCGCGCGTGAGTCCACCAAGAGTAGCGATTGATCCGCAGACCGAGGAGGCGACCTTCGCACATCGCCCTCAGCTTTCGGTCTTGCTCTGTTGCGGGTCTGGCCATCTAGGTCCCCAACAGTGTTTTGCCGCCGTAGTTACCGGAGGCTTGGCCTGTGGTAGTGAACCCGCCCGGTGCCATCATCCCTCCGAGGAAGGTCGGGGTAGGGTTCTTCGCGCCGGGCTTTTGACCTGGGCCTTGTCCGAAGACCGGCGGCGGTGCCGGTGGAGTGGGCGTTGGCGGAAGGGCCGGCATCGAGGGGCTGAAAAGACTCATGCGGCCTCCAGCGGATTGTAATCGTTCAGGTCCTTGAAGGGATCGTACTCGTGTTGAACGAGGGATTTCTGGGGGTGAATGCCCCCGGCTAGTTCATGTGGAGCGAGCGGATAAGCAAAGGTCAGGGCTAAGGCATCGGCGCGATCGGGAGAGGATAAGCCTCTTTTTACCATGTCCTCTTTCTTCTCTAGTTGTATCTCCCCTCGAAGGTTGAATGTGTAAGTAAGACCAGTGAGTTGCGATCGGAGTTCTGCATCATGTGGGAGAGAACCTGTCTTGATCCAAGACCGCATAGCCCCCCACATGGCAGCGCGCTTATTAGCGTATCGTTCTCCGTCAATTCCTTGAGACCATCCCCCGACATCATCCTTTCCTCCAAACTGTACATCGTGGCAGAACAAGTGCAGCGCACGCACGTTATCCACCACGCCTCCACCAACCCCACCTCCGTCAATAAATATTCCGTCCGAGTGAAAGCGCTCATGGGCCTCAAACACTTTCTGCGCAAGCTCGACAGTGCTGAGTCCGTTATAGACTAGGAAGGGGATCGTTTGCGCGTCTCGTCCCTTCCGAATGAAGATGACGGACTCTGCTGAACCGTATCTCGCCACATCGACGCCAAGGGCAAGAGGGTCAGTAAGCTGGCTGACTGGATCGCGCCCCATTGCAGCATCCACGTCTTCAACGCTAATGAACTCCAGCTCTCCAACTCTCGGGAAGATTCCTCGAATGCGGACGCGGACGAAGTCTGAGTCTTCTCCATAGTCCCTGATCCACTTGTTGAATTGGTCCTTGTTCGTTATGCTAACTGATCTCGAGTCGACCTGCTCAGTCCACCATGTATGCTTGAACCGCTCAAAGCATTCCCGGAACCTGCCAGAGTTTCGGGTGGGGTTTCCGAAGACGCACCAAATGATCTGCGTCTCACTGTCCGTCATCGCGCCCTCGGCCGTCTCCCAGATGATGTCCGGGATGGCCGAAGCCTCATCAAAGATAACTAGAACTCTTTTCCCTTTATTATGCAGACCCGCAAAGGCTTCAGTGTTACGCTCAGACCAAGGCACCATGTCAATGCGCCAGGTCCGTTCGCGAGCACTATCGACTGTAAAAATAGCCGTCGCAGTGAGCTTGAATAGGTGGCTGCCCATAAACAGACGGTGCCACTTTCCAAGTTCAGCCCAAGTCTTAGTCTTGAGCTGCGTTTCCGTGTTGGCAGTGACTACGCCACGGGTATCTTCAAAAGTAGAAATCGCCCAGAGGATGATCCAGGAAACCAGCGTCGATTTACCAACTCCGTGGCCGGAAGCCACCGCAATCTGAATCGCCTCATTAATCGCTTGGCCTCTGTCCATGCCCGCTGCAAGACAGTCCCTTATATGTGCGAGGACCCGGAGTTGCCATTGCTCCGGGCCTGTGAACTTTTCCAACTCTGTTCCGGAGACGCCCCATGGAAAGAAACATGCGACGAACCCCACTGGATCGTTCGTGTACTGACCGAGCGCGGTTAGGAGCTGGCCGTTGACCCCGGCCGCTGCAGACTCGCGCTCAGCCGTCCGAACGTTCCCCATCGCTTCTCCGGAAGTCTACCTGTGGTTCGAGGATAAGAGCCTGGCCGGGCGAGGAGGAAGGCGGGCCGCTTCGCCCGGCCACTGCAGCGGGGACCGCCGCGCTCAACTGATCCGCCCGCTGACGTCCGGCAGCGAGTTGCTCAGCCAAGTCAAGATTCATGTTGAGGTTCTGAGACTTGCTCGTCGGCCCGAAGCCCGAGCGATCGAGGACCATCTTCGTGATCTCAGCCTTTTCCCTAACCGGGGTCTCTGGATCGAGGACCGCCTCGTGAAGCTCTTCCAGCCCGTCGATGCCGATCGCAGTCATCTTCGCTTGGGTCGCCGCGTAGAAGTCCGTGCGAAGGTCCTCGACCTCCTTCGAGTATTGCGCGACGAGTTCCTGGAAGGCTGGGTCGGACTTGAGGATTGAGATCCGGGACTCCGAGTAGCCGGTCGCCATTGCTATGGCGTACCCCGCTTGGCCCTCCGCAATGAGCCGGGCGATCGAGTGGTGCATGAAAGTCAGGCGCTTGATGGTTGGGGTCTTCACCCCACGGTCTTCGCCCAGGCGCTCAAGATCGGCCACGGTCAGGTCTCTAACGATTTCCGCCCTGACCACCTTCGCGGGGCGACCCAGACCGATATGGTCCAATGGCTGGTTCAAGGACTCCTCCGGCATTAACCGCCAGCATCGCCCCCGGTTCTAAAAATGTCAAGGGGCCGCTTGCGACGACCGGGCATAAGACCCGATGAGTCACTCAGCCATACCTTTGAAAACTCCGAGAAAATTTGCGGAGGAGGTGTGGGCCGCGACCGACGACCGAGTTTTGCCCCACCCCACCCCTCGCGGGCGTCACGCGCACACCACGGGGGCCACCAGCGGTTCATGCAATTGTATCAAGTCCGATACGGGACAATCACCAAAGCGGACCAATGCCCGGATCGGACCAGTCCCGGTATGGTCCTATCGTCTGGCGATTGATATGGTCCGATCTGGCCCTATCGTTCCCGGCTGGCATACCACACGCGCCCCTGTTGCATTTCTGTCACATACCACATTTTCTATCTGTGGTAAATAGGCCACATATTCTCCCGGGCAATATTATTTTTTTTTTTTTTTTTTTGAGAAAGG